TCATGGCTTTCTATCGTGGCGAAGAAGGCTCCGTAAAGTTTAAGAACGCAACAGGAACAACTGCTGCTATTGCGTCTACAACAGGATGGAGTCTTAGTGTTTCCAAGGATACTCTTGATTGCACAGCACATGGAGCAACATCACGTAGTTATGTAGGATCTTTAGTATCTGGCACTGGATCTGTTGATTTTCTATATACAGCTTCTTCAGGTGACGAAACTTCTGAGTTGCTGACTGATATTTTAACAACAGAAGATGCTGGAGATGCTCAATTCGAGTTATATCTAGATACTTCAGGTTCTAAGAAGGTGAGTTTCAACGGAATTGTTACAAGTGCTGATTTTGGTGCTTCTGTAGGTGATCTTCAGTCAATTTCTGTAAGTTTCCAAACATCTGGAGCAATTACTTCTGCTGCTTAAGTTGGGGCCATTTATTAAAAGGAAAGATTTGTGACGTACTCCGTTCCTGGCCCAATTCGTACCAATGTAACTAGCTCTACAAGTGTAGGTGGTTCTGATAGTCCATTTACTCGCACTCGTGCGGTGATGGACATGGTAAAGGGGTGGGAAATTATGAAGGCCGTCACGAATGGAACTGAATATTTAAGAGATAATTCAGAAGCTTTTCTTCCTCTTGAGCCACGGGAGGATTACACAGCTTATTTGTCTAGGGTAAATCGAGCAGTATTTTCACCATATACGCAGCGATTAATTAGAGCAGCGACAGGTTTAATAATGAGAAAGCCTATTACTTTAATAGGCGATCCATACTGGACTGATGTATTTGCTAAGGATGTTGATGGCTGTGGATCGGATCTAGATGAGTACGCCAGAAGGGTGCTTATTTGTTCTTTGACTTATGGTCAGAGTCATATTTTAGTTGATTATCCTGCGCCAACAGGGGCATTAACTCTGGCAGAAGAAAGAGCGCAAAATAGAAGGCCATATTGGATAGAGATTGATCCAACTAATATTTATGGTTGGAGATTAGACAGAGAAGTGAATTATGGCAGCTTGATACAGGTGAGAATTGCTGAAAAGGCTGTTGTGCCGTCAGGAGAATTTGGTGAACAGGTATTTGATCAAGTTCGGGTAATAGAACCAGGAACTTATCGTGTTTATCGCAAGGTTGCACCTAAAAAAGACTTAATCAACCTTCAAGACAACGCGTATGCAAGCAATTTTGACGGTTCAGAGAATGAAAAAGACTATGAATTAGTGGATTCTGGGGAGTTTTCGTTAGGTGAAGTTCCTTTAGTTAGTGTTTATTCAGGTAAGACTGACACATTGGCAAGTAAGCCACCGTTATTAGATATTGCGTACTTAAATTTGGCACATTTCCAGCGTCAAGCTGACTTAATTCATAGTTTGCATGTAGCTTCTCAGCCAATGTTGGTATTAGAGGGATGGGATGATCAAACGAAGGATATGAGTATCAGTGTTAACTATGCAATGGCGACCCAACCTGGAAATAAGGTGTATTATGTCGAGCCAGCAAGCAGCGCATTTGAAGCACAGACCAATGAAATACAAGAATTACAGCTTCAGATGGCAACTTTAGGAATTAGTACGTTATCTCAACAAAAATTTGTAGCAGAATCAGCAGATGCAAGACGATTAGATCGTGTTGATACAAATTCAATGCTTTCGATGGTTTCTTTGGAGTTAGAGCAGAAGTTACAGAAAGTATTTAATTTATCGGCTAATTATTTAGGAATTGAGCCACCTGAAGTCAAAATTAGTCGTGATTTTGATATTGAGAGGTTAATTGGGCAGGATATAACAGCTTTAACTTCCTTATTTGATCAAAAAGTGATTGATAGAGAAGAATTTAGGGATATTTTGGTTCAAGGTGAAGTTCTCCCTACTGCATCCGAGACTGAAGCTAGCTAATACATTAGAATAATACTGAAGAGTATTTATTTACTATGCCAATTGAAAAAATGAGGTTTGAGGAGATCAATCCTCCTGCTTGCCCACCAAAGCCAGCTTCAAAAGCAAAGGCAACTCCAAAAACTGAAACCCCTAAAACTCCTGCTGAATAAACATGGTTGAAGAACAAGTCATTCAGCCTGAGTCCGTGACTCCTGCTGAACAGCCCGTGGCTGAGACTCCAGCTCCACAAGCACCTAACCTTGACAGTGTTAAGGCTGAGTATGAGAGCCAAATTTCTGCATTAAAGACTAAAGTTGCAGAAAGCGATGAAAGATTCCAAGGCATCAAGACTAAACTAGATGATGTCTACAAAAAAGCAGATGACAAAAAGAAAAAAGAGCTTGAAGACCAAGGACAGTGGAAAGATCTATGGGAAGAAGCCAACAAAACAGCCCAAACAAAAGATCAAGAAATAGTTAGTTTAAGGGAGAATTAAAGCAATTAAAGTCTTCTAATGAGACTGCAAACATTAAGACTTCAGCACTTTCAGCTATCAGTAATTCTGGTGCGGTAAATGCTGAACAAATGTTATCTTTGCTTCAAGATAGACTTAAAAAGAACGATAACGGTGATGTTGTTGTANTNAATGGAGGAGTTGAACAGGATTTAGGAACTTACATAGGGAACCTAAAAAATCCTGGTAGTGGATGGGAACACCACTTCAAAGCCAGCTCTGCTGCTGGTATGGGTGCTAAACCTTCTCCTACATCAAATGTCTCTCCAGGCATGACTAATCCCTGGAAAGAAGGTAGTATAAACATAACAAGGCAAATGACCTTGGAAGGTTCCGATCCTGATCTTGCAGCCGTGCTGAAAAGAGAAGCAGGAGCCTCCTAGTTAGTTTCGGTGAAGCTAACAGCCGAGTCCGTGACTTGGATTCCGCAAATTTAATCCCCTTTATTTGAAATGGCTGCTCCGTTTCAGAATTATACTGGCGGTGTCCTTTTAGCGGACATCGTAAAAAGAAATAATTTGTCTCGCTATGTGCAAGAGGCAATAAAAGAGCGCAGTTTATTCGTTAAGAGTGGTGCTGTAGTTCGTAGTGCTTTCCTTGATGCTAAGGAAGGTGGTACACGCATCCAAGTTCCTGAGTTCAATCCTGTTGCACCTACTGAAGAGGTGATGACTGGTGCGGCTGGTTGGGGAACATCAACTGCTGGTTATTTAACACCACAGAAAATTGGATCTGCAACACAGATTGCATCAATCATCCACAGAGGCTTTGCTTATGCGGTTGATGATCTAGCAACTTTAGCTGCTGGAGAAGATCCAATGAACGCNATCCGCAACCAACTTGCAGATGCGATTAATAAGCTAAATAGCCAAAGATTGTTCTATCAATTACATGGTTTATTTGGTACAGCATTATCAAGCAATGCTTCTGATTTAGCTGTTGGTGCTAGTTCTGGACAAGCAGAAGCAAACTATCTTTCAGCTTCTAACGTAGCCAAAGGTAGAGCTTTACTTGGAGAGCGTGGTGATGAGTTAGACACTCTAATTGTTCACCCTAATGTTGGTTTCTATCTTTATCAGGTAGGTTTACTTTCATTCTCTACAACTGCATTATCTACTGGAACAGGTATCCAGTGGGGTGGTGGTGGAGTTGGTGTTGATGCTAGAAGTATCGGCACATTTGCTGGCTTGAATGTCATCATGGATTCTCAGGTGAACGCAGTTCAGCCTGGTTCTTCAGGTCATATCAAGGAGTACTACTGCTACTTGGTTAAGTCTGGAACAATCCTTGAAGGTGTTCAGCAAGAGCTACGCATTGAAGCTGATCGTAATATCTTGTCTAAGCAGGATGTTCTATCAGTTGATTACCACACTTGCTATCACATCATGGGTACTAAGTGGGGCAATGCTGCTGACAACCCAACCAATAGTGTTCTTGGTAATAAGGATAACTGGACTGCAACTTATGATGCAGATCTAATTCCTGCTGTTCAGTTAACAGTTAACACTCCTCTAGACACATCAACTCTTTGATTTATAATTAAAGAAGCATTGTCGAAACCAATTACCCTCACCATTTATTTGGTGGGGGTTTTTTATGACGCTACAATATAGAGGAAATGTATTTTAAGGATTGTGGCTGCAACAATAACTGCCACGTTGAAGTCAGCAACAG